TATTTAACACAATCTTAACACGGCGGGCCGGCCTATTATTTAATATGAAATTAACACGAACGTGATTGTAGAATTAACATTGGTGTGGTATAATGGGCCGGGAGGGTGCCTTATTAAAGGGCCGGCCCGTTTATAGGGCAAAGGTATACTCCTGGGCCAGGAGTAGCACCAGGAGTATAGGAATGAAATTGCGGGATTAGACCCAAGGGTCTTCCCGCATCATAGCGTCAAACTCCTGAAATGAAATGTCCTCATCCTCATCCAGAGAATCGACATAGCCCCAATACATATAGATCTGCTCCTGATCGGTAAGTTCGTTCCAGTTCGTCATTTTGGGTTCCTCCATTTCGTTTCGTTGTGAGTATAGTATACCAGAATCAGAATGAAATGTCAAGTGATTTTAAGATAGTTAACATAGATTTAACACACGGGCCGCCTGAAAATTAACATTGAAATAACAAAACCGCGGGAGTTGATCAGTCTCCCGCGGTGGGCGTAATCATCATTGACTTGCCCGAGGTCAATGGGGAACGGTTTTCGCGTAAGGGTGGGGTCAGTTCTCCACCGCCAAGTGGTCTGTTGCCCCTTACTCTAACCCAATGGAATCACTCCCTCTTTCCTTTCGACATATATATAATAACATAATTTCTGCTGGAAGTCAAGTTAATAGTTTGTTAAGTCGCGGGCCGGCCCGAGGTTGGGATTACTCCCAACCCTCGATGTATCCAGTATAACGAATCGTGATAATGTCATCATCATAGATGTTAGGGGTGTCGTTGTCGTTCATAATGGCGGCAACCACATCGCCCACTTTGAAGTCATCAACGTCAAGATAACCCCACTCATCGCCGTTGAAATCGGCGAGAATCAGAAGCCCTTTCTCGCGGTTGATGCCGTCAACGATGAAGGTCTGGGGATAGATTGCGGCGTGAGCAGGCAGAACGAGCAGAACAAACAGGGTAATGATGGCGACAAACTTCTTCATATGATTCTCCTTCTGGTTTTAAAGTGTTTCCCTCACTTGTTGTATATAGTATAGCATATTGGGGGTGGGGTGTCAAGTTAAGTTGCTGTTATATGGTCTCTTTGATAACCATAATAATCAAGACGATAACAGAAGCAAGAGCGTATCCGAGAAAAATGTTGTTAATCAAACGCTCAACTTTCGCGCTGATTTGCCAAGCAAAGAACATATTAAAGGTGGCGAGCGTGATGAAGATACCGAACCAAATCATCAACATAATGTTTCCCTCACTTTCTGTATATATTATACATCATACTAATTAAGATGTCAAGTTAATTCTATGTTAAGTCGCGGGCCGGCCAGAAAGTTAACGCAGACTTAACGTCTGCGTTGTGCTTTCCGCTGATTCTGGTTGAATCGCTGGTATGCGCTGACCTTGCGGTATTCGTTGTATTCCTGTTCGGTGATTTCCTTGCCGTAGATTGCCATTCGCGTATGCTTGACGCTCGGCATCCTGCGCGCCCTGTCGCACGCTTCGAGAAGGTTGTTCGCCGCGATTGCGAACTTGATTTCAGTGCTGTGGCCTACGCCGCAATGACCCCGATGGCACATTACCATATAGAACTTCATTTTAATTACTCCCTTCGCTCTTTCTGTATTTATTATAACAGATTAGTTGGTGGTTGTCAAGTTAAGATTTGATGAACCAGTGGTAGGGGCTAGACATAGACAGATCAACGAACGCTTTGCGCGCTTTGGTGAGGTCGTAAAAGACCAAACAAGATTCGGTGGTGTCGTTCGCAATGATGTATTTCTTCATTTTGTTTCCCTCACTTTCTGATATTATTATACATCGTGGACGCGCAGAAGTCAAGTTAAGATTCTGTTAACTGGCGGGCCGGCCAGCAAAAGTTAAGGACGAGTTAAATCTCGTCCTCTTCCTCTTCCAGTTCGGCGTTCACCTTGTCGATGAACGCCTGAACCTCGGCGGGCGTGGCGCCCTGCTCGATCATACGGAAAACCGCGATGGTGTTCTCGTCCTCAAAGCCCCAGTAGCGCACGGTGTAGTTCTTCATATTTTCCATTTCGTTCCCCTCACTTTCTGTATATATTATAACACCGGTTTGTTGATTTGTCAATAGGTTTCTGTGTAAAGTTTGTGTTAAGTGGCGGGCCGGCCCGAAATTAGACCTGCTCGGGGTCAAGCCCGAGCAGGCGCTGGATGCGCACGGACAGATCGCCGAGGCGCACCTGCTGGTTCTGAACCAGCATCGCGAAGTGGTCGATCTGCGCCTCCAAAGTGGGATTGTAGGTGGTGCCGATGTAGGCGTATTTGGTGCCGCGGAACTTCTTCATATTGTCTCCCTCTCTTTCTGTATCCATTATAGCAGATTGTAGCTTGCTTGTCAAGTTAAGAGTTTGTTAAGCCGAGGATCGGGCCCGGCGGCCGCCAGGCTGGACGCCTAGGCGTTGGCGTCCAACCACGCCAGCATCTTGGCGCTGGTCTTGGCGAACCGGATCGGTCCGTAGCTGGTGGGCTTGGCGAACCGCTCCATAAACCGGCGGAAGGTCTTGGCGCTCATTTTGTAGATGGTGACCATCTCATCGTTGAGCTCGACCCACCAGAACGCGGAGCTTGCTACGCGGGAGAAGTAGTCATCCAGCATCTCGGCGTAGCAGGTGCCGGCGAGCGGCTTACAGGTCAGGGTAGCCTTGGAGCTCTTGACGCTCGCGTTCAGCTCCGGAATGTCGGAGCCGGCGTCAAAGCTGGTGTTGCCATCTTTGTGCGGATCCAGCCCACAGAGCGCCTTGGCAACAGCCTCTTTCAGCTCGCCAGCGTTCATCCACTTGGAGCCGTCAATGGTATACGGCGTGCGCTTGTGCGCAGGGTCGTAGGTATAGGGGACAGGGTTGCGGCGGATTTCCTTCACGTTCAGCACCTCGCTTTCGATGGTATAAGTATACCAAACGAATGTTAACTGGTAAGCATTTTTTGGTTAAATCCATATGTAGTTTTTATGACGATCGGGCCTGGAATTGTCATAGAATTGTAATCCAGGATTAATACTGTCTTAACATTGGTGTGGTATAATATCGGGGGACCCTCTGGTTAGTTATAACTAACCAGAGTTAGTTAGTCATAACTAACTCCGCCGGCCCGTCGGCCCGGTCTGTACTTTACCATACTACTATGATAAAAGTCAAAAGTCAAAGATAGTCAAACCCGGCCCGGGCCGGCCCGATTAGAAATAGTTAGTTAGTCGAAACTAACTCTGGCCGGCCGGCTGGCTGAAAAATGGGCCAGAGTTAGTCATAACTAACTCGTGGCTCCCCCGATATTATAACATATGAATGTTAAGTGAGTATGATGATGAGGTTAATTGTTTGTTAATTCGAGGCCGGCCCGCGTGTGTTAATTCCAGGTTAAATCACACAAAAGGAGTTGACAAACCGGATGCGCTATGGTATAATGAGAGCAACGAAAGGGACAAGAAAGGAAGTAAAGGCGATGAAGTTCTACGCGGTAGTGTTCGGCAACTGGCACGGCATCAGCAACGAGGATGTTTACGATGTGTTCTACAACGAAGAGGACGCGGAGCGCGATTGCGACAGGCGCAACGACGACTGCGATCCCGATGAGTGGTTTGAGGTTCGGGAGTGGGACGAGGAACAAGTAAAGAAGTTCTGGGGAGACTACCCGATCTCCTAATCTTAACAAAAGGGAGGGCTTGACAAAAGCTCTCCCTTTGTTAACGTTATGTTAACTCGCGGGCCGGCCCGCGCGAATGTTAATTCCTGGTTAAACGATGCGGAAAAGTCTTGACATAGGGTGGGAAGGGTGGTATAATATTCTCGAAGGTTGAGGGAAGGCAACCCGAGGGGAGCCCCGCGTGAGGCGCGTAAGCCCTTTCCGACAGAGACAACCTCGCCGCACGGCTATCTCCCATTGTGCGGGATATAAATGTGAGCCAACAGTCCGCAAGGTTCTGAAAGCGGAAGGGTGATGGGAGAGGAACCAAACCTGAAAGGAGATAAGGTTATGAAGCAGTTCACCATCGTTTATGTCTCTCAGGCGTTTTTCGGACAGGGGTTCCGCACCCACACCGAGAAGGTGATGGGCGCGATCGCCGCCCATCGGATGCTCAAACGCATCCGCGGCGGGAAGAATCCCGCCCTCGCGGTCTGGGTCACCTGCGCGTGACCCAGAGGCGAAAGTTAACAAAAAGTTAACTTTCGCGGGCCGGCCGGCGGGTGTTAAGAGTTTGTTAAGTCACGCAAAAAGGGCTTGACATCCGCTGGGAAGGGTGGTATAATAGACGTGTCGAAAGGGGAGATGCGGTTGTCCTAGGGGTAGGGCTGATGACGCGGGGTAGAAGTAGCCACCCACCGCCGCGGGAAGCCCAGACAGGTGGTGTCCCCACGCGGGCGATGGCGACGCGTGGCTTGGCGACGGAGTGGGGTCGCAACTTAACCGAGAGTTAACACTCTCGGTTCGGGCCGGCCCGTTTTGGCAATGGGTGATCTGCGCCTGGTGATCCTGGTGTCAAACGCCAATCGAGTCTGGCCGGCGGGAGCAGGCCGGATGTTAAGATTTTGTTAAACTGACCGGAAAGGGCTTGACTTTGCTGGGAGAGGGTGGTATAATAATACTGTCGAAAGGGCAAGGGACCGCCCCTCTGGGGCAGAGAGGAGTGCTTATGAATATCAAGTACGTCGTCCGCACCACCACCTACTGCGTGGATGGTTCTCACGTGACCCGCTGGGTCAACTTCGGCACCGACCTGCTGGGCGCGCGGTGCTACGAAGCCCGCGAGCGGGGCCGCCGGCTCCTGCTCTGCGATGTCCGCAGGGACGTCCGCCTCCTGATGATGGAGGCGTGAGCCGAAACCCGCGAAAGCGGGTTTTTTAATTTTGTGTTAAGGCGCGGGCCGGCCGATCTCTGGCGTGCCGGCCCGGCCGAATGTTAAGATTCTGTTAAATCACGAAAAAGGGGTTGCTTTTTGCCGGAGAGTGTGGTATAATGGTTTCAGAAAGTGAGGGAAATGATATGAAGAAGTACTGGGTTCGCGCGGATGGCCGCACTAACGTCACTTACGCCAACAATATGGGCGCGTGGATGGTCGCCCACGGCTGGCGCGAGGTGAGCAAGGCAGAATACCAGAAGGCGATGGACGATATCCTCGCCCGCTGGGTGAAGGTGGACTGAAAAGCCCACCTTGTCAACTGGCCCGAAAGATCGGGCCAGTTTTGACGGGCCGGCCCGCGGATGTTAACTGTGTGTTAAATCGTATAAAATCTATTGACATCCGGTTTATGGTGTGATATAATGTATATAGAAAGTGAGGGGAAACACTATGAAGAACATCTACATCAACGGCACCCTGATCGCCACCATCCGCACCGAGAACCCGCACGGCTCTCTGCGCGACAAGTTGGACGCCGCCCAGATGAGCGGCAAGACGGTGGAAATCGTCGAGGGCTAGTCCCTCGGCGGGCCCGCCGGCCCGATGCTCGGGTTTTGGGATACTTATGGCCGGTTTTCTACCGGCCAGAGTCGGGCCGGCCCGAGAACGAGACTGGCCGAGGGATCGGGTCAGAGGCCTGGGCCCGCGTATTAAGATTCGGTTAAATCGCGCGAAGGGGATTGACTTTTGTCCGGTCGTGTGGTATAATGTATTTAGAAAGAAACGAAAGGGGAATGACAATGGATATGATGTGGCTGACGGTGGACGAGATCCAGTTGGAGATGACTGATGCGGAGTGGTTCGATCTGCTGACCGACTGCTATGTGGACGAGGTAGCCGAGGACCTCGACTACACGGACTGATGGCGCCGCCCGAAGTCGGGCCGGCCCGGGGTTAACATAAACTTTACAAAGAAAATGGCGCAAAACCTCTTGACAACCAGACGTCGGTATGCTATAATATACTCACAAAGAAACGAGAGAGGTGCTAAACAATGAAGTACATCATCAACGGCAACGAGTTCACCTGCTACGGCAACCATCCCCACGGCGCGCTGCGCGAGATGCTGATCGACGCCCAACTGAACGGCTGGACGGTGGAAAAGAAAGAGGGCTAAGCCCTCTTTTTTGTGCTCGGGCCAGAACGGGCCGGCCAGATACTTCACCCTGGTAAAGCGTGAAAGCGCACAGGCCGGCCGGCGGATTGTTAAATCCTGGTTAAGTCGCAAAAAGGGGTTGACAAGCCTGATCCGGTGTGGTATAATGTATTCACAAGAGAGGCAAGGACGGGCTGAGCGAGGAACGCGGGCACGGAAGCCGCGGAGTTAATGAACTCTTAACTTGACAGTTCGCTGAATCTCTGGTATAATAAAAACATCAAAGAGAGAGAGGTAAAAAACCATGATGAACATCCGCGAATACTTTGACAACCTGTACAAGCTGGCGGGACTGGACGATGACGAGTTTGACGAGGTGGTTGAGCAGGAGAACACCGTCTACGAGATGGACGAGGACGAGTTTGAGTCCTTCTGCTCCGAGCACGACATCGACCTGACGGTGCGCGACGAGCACACGGGCGAACTGGTGGTTACCCTGTGGTCGTGGGACATGTGCGGCGACTAAGCCGCACTTTTTTTGCCTGTGAGTTAGTCGCATCTAACTCGGCGGGCCGGCCGAGGCTTAACATACATTTTACAAAGAAAAATCATAAAAAGGTCTTGACAATCATTCTGGTCTATGCTATAATAGTATCATCAAAGAGAGGAAAGAGGTAATCACAATGATGTACATCTACGTTGAGTTCACGAACGGCTACGTCTTCAAGACCCCGTTTTTCTTCGAGGTGCGCGACTACTGGATGTCGCTGGTGGGCGGCGGCAAGGTGGTGCGGGTCTGGGTTGACTAAGCCCAGACCCACCCCTGATCGGGCCGGCCGGCGGTTAACACAAAGTTTACAAAGAAAATGGAAGAAAAGGGGTTGACAAACCTTCTGCTGTGTGGTATACTTATTACAACAAGTGAGGGGCACACTTCAAAGGGCCGCCGCAAGGCGCGCGAGGGATCCCACCCTAAAAAACCCCGCGTCACCCGCGAAAGAGCGTGATGGGAACCATCCTGATGGGTGGGTGAGGTTGACAGCAACGACCACAACCAATATGAGCAAAGTGGGCGCGGGAGAGCAAACTCCCATAGAACAAAAAGCCGTGATAGCGAGAGAGACACGAAATAACCTATCAGGATAGCAACCTGCGGCCGCCTGAGTGCGGAAGCGAACCGCTATTTTTTTTTGAAATGGTACTTTCGTTTGGTAAAGTATGAAAGCGGCGGGCCGGCCGGCGGTTAACCAGGATTTAACAAAGCAGAGGGCGAAAAACCTCTTGACATCGCTGCCCGGGCGTGGTATAATAAGTCCAACGACAGCAAGGGAGGACATCATAATGACGATGAAGGAGATCGAAATGGCGACCATCGCGATGAAGATGCGGATGGAGGGCAAGTCCGACTTGGAGGTGCTGATGTTCCTCCACAACGAGGACGAGGACGAGTAGTCCTCTTCTTTTTGCGCATGAGTTAGTTATGACTAACCGATCGCCGGGCCGGCCCGAGGTTAACATACATTTTACATACGAGATCGTGAAAAAGGGATTGACAACCGGACATTTGAGTGGTATAATGGTCTTGTAAGAAAGGGAGGGGAAAAGCAATGTTGGAAATGATGGTTTACGCGGGCGTGGTGCTGGTGGTCTGGAAGATGGGTATGATGGTCTACTTCCACAACGCCAAGTGAGCGCGAAAGCGCTCTTTTTCTTTTCTCTGCGGTTAGTTATGACTAACTGACGGGCCGGCCGAGGAAATCACTTTACCACTTTATCATAGTAAAGTGGTTGCCCGGCCCGAAATGAAATGGCGGGCCAGAATTAGCGGGCCGGCCGGAATCAACAGGCCTGAAATGAAATTACGGGCCAGAATGAAATGACCCGGCCGCGTTTTAATATGGGGAAATAAAAATCAAATTGTAAGGTTTAATTTTAGGGTAAAATGAAATCAAATTGCGGGAATACCTCATCTTTAAGGAAAAATAAAATTACAAGGCCGGTCGAAATAAAATTGTGGCCGGTTATTTACTGGCCGGCCGAGGAGTATGGCCGGTTGAAAAACCAGGCCCGAGGCAACTGGCCGGTATGTGGTTTCAGGCCGGTCAAGATAGGAACGGGCCTGTTTTAGTTTAAGAAAAGCAAAAACAAATCAGGCCGATTTGATTTCAAGCCCGTTGAAATTAGTTCAGGCCTGTTGGCTTTCAGGCCGATGAAAATTAAATTAAGAAAAGGGAATGGCTGGCCGATCAAAATTAAATGTCGTTCTGGGCCGGTCAAAATCAAATCATTCTGGCCGAGTTATGGGCCGGTTAAAATCAAATTAGAATGGTCGAGTTTAAGGGCCGGTGATTTCAAATCTGGCCGATCGCTATATGGGATTGTTGATTTCAAATTAGACCGGTTTTATTTCAGGCCTGTCAAAATCAAACCGGGCCTGTTCTCTTTCGGGCCGGCCAGAATCAAATCAGGCCTGTTGTGTTTCGGGCCGATGAAAATCAAATTGGGTTTAAGGACCAACCGGCCTATCAAAATCAAACATAGTTTCAGGCCGATTAAAATTAAATAGTTCTGGCCGCGTTTCGGGCCGTTTAAAACTAAATTATGCTGGCCGAGTTTCAGGCCGATGAAAGTTAAATTGTGCTGGCCGACTTTCGGGCCAGTAAAAACCAAATCGCTCTGGCCGAGTTTCAGGCCTGTCAATTTTAAATCTGGCCGAGGGACTTATAGGCCGGCCAGTTTTAAATCTGGCCAGAATAGTTTCGGGCCGGTCAATTTCAAATCGGGCTAGTTTTGTTTCAGGCCGAGAGAAATGAAAACATAGGCCTGTTTCGGGCCGTGAACCAAAACCAAATCTGACCGGCCGTGATTAAGGATCAATTTTAAATGGTGGTGATATGGGCCGGTGAAAATCAAATCGGACTGAGGGATTTGCTGGCCGGCCGGTTTCAAATCTGGCCGGTATCGGGAGTCGGGCCGGTTTTAGTTTCGGCCAGAAAAAACAACCGGCCGTTTTTAAATTACGGCCGGTTTTGAAACACAGGCCTGTCACGGTCGGCCAGATTAGTATCGGGCCGGTTATGGCCGGTTATGGGATATTGCTGGCCGGCCGATCGGAATTGAAATTAATGCGTCGGATTTTAGGATTGATCGGCCAGGAAACCGGCCGTGAAAATCTGGCCGGCCAGAATAGAATCGGGCCGAGGGACTGGCCCGAAAGTGCGCTTTGCGGAAAAGCGGCCAGAATCAAATGTCGATCCATTGGAAGAAAAACCATTTTCAAACTGGCCGGCCGGCGCTGGCCAGGGCGCACGACATTTTACATTCTCTTTACACAAAAAGGGGTTGACAAGTGCCCGGCAAGGTGCTATAATAGTATCAACGAAAGGGAAAAACAAGGAGGACATCACAATGAAGAGCATCGACATCATCCGCATCATCGTCGCCAATATGACCGAGGAGCGCTTCAACACCATCAACAAGGCTGAGGACGACTACTGGGACTTGGACCCTAAGACCTCCCGCAACGGCTACAAGCGCTTGGTCTACAACCTGCGCAAGGAGGGCCTCACGGTGGATGAGTGGTTCGCGTGGTGCGATGACTAAGAGAAGGGCGAAAGCCCTTCTTTTTGTGCCCGTTTTGGCGGGCCGGCCGGAATGTAAAAAGTCGGTAAACCCATTGACATTGATCCGGTCATCTGCTATAATAGTCTTACCAACAAGGAAGGAAGTGCCTACTATGATGAACCTGCTGAACGCCTACGAAGCCACCACTGCTGCCACTGCCTACATCCTTGGCTTCCTGCTGAATGGCAACGTCTACGCCATCACTGTCAAGTCCCTGCCTACGTGGTTGATCGGTCTGGATCGTGAGAGCAAGACTCACGGCGGCTTCAACAAGTTGCGCATCCGTATGAACAACATCGCTCGCGCTCGCCTGATGAACCTCGGTGCTTCCTACATCGGCACTGCCGAGGAAGTTCTGACGATGAAGAATAAGGGTGATGCGTTTGAGAAGTGGATCGCCGAGAGCCTCGGGCAGAAATGGCAGAAGACCTCGACGCCCTACTTCCTCGCCGCTGATGTAAACGCCAACGGTGAACGCTATCAGGTCAAGTTCGAATCCGCGAGTCTCGCGAATGAGAAGACCATCGCTATGGCGATGCGAGCGGCTCACCTGTGAGCCACTGGCCCGAGAAGGCCAGATGGCAAGGCTCTCGTGCTGGCCCGTCAGCCCCTCAGCGAGCAGGCCCGAGCTGGCCGGCCTGACTGTGGAGCTGGTCGAGTCGAGCTGGCCGGCCCGAATGGAGCTTTCCTACGCTAACGCTTTACTATCGTAAAGCGTGGCTTTCCTAGGGACGGCGGCAGCCTGCCGCATCGGCAGCGGCTCCCAATGCTCCGCGCCGCAGATGTCGAGGGCAGGAACCTGCTTGCCAGTGGAGACGGAGACGATGATATACTTCATGAGATGACCCCTTGCTCTTGATGTACCTATTATACACCTTGCGCGCCGGCTTGTCAAGCGTTTTACGCAAACTTAACATTCGCGGGCCGGCCCATCCATCGAGCTGGCCCGTCCCGGCCCGACCCTGGCCCGATTGGAGCCGGCTAGACGGAGCTGGCCGGCCGAGCTTTCCTACTTTACTATGGTAAAGCGGTAGCGCTTTACCAGGCGAAAGCAGCGGGCCGCCAGACTTCTGGCGTCCTGGCACAGGCCGACTCTGAGCAGGCCCGGCTGGGCAGGCCCGGCAGATCGGGCCGGCGGCAGATCGGCAGAAAACCGTGGGCTTCGATTAGAAGCCCACGATGTCCAAATCCGCGCGGTCGCCGTCGTAGTAGGTGTAGCAGTTGGGGAACATCGCCATCGCCTTGTAATAGGCTTCGGTCGCGTTCGGCGCTTCGATGGTCGCCATGGTGTGGTCGTCCTTGCCGCACATCATGTGGGCGGCGTTCTGCGCGTAGGTGTAGACGCGGAAAGTGTAGAAATTCATCATGGTATTATCTCCCTTCTTTTTGTTCACCGGAAGCGCTCAACCGTTGAGCGCTTCCAGACCGTTCCGGATTGTTGTCTCTGTCGCAAGGCTTGCGGCTTCGAACTTGACCGATACTTGTTCGGTTCCGGCGTCAATGTCCGCCTGCTTCCAGTAGGCGACCGACTCTTTTTTGTGGTCGGCTTTGCCATACCATTTACGCGCTATGTAGGCTTCGAACGCATCGCCGCGGTTTTTCGCATCGCCGAAAACTTCGGCGGACGTCCCCACATACACCGCGCCCATGGTCAAGAGCTTCGTGCGGCGCGTGTCGGACATGGTGCCGACTTTAAGCTTCTTGACCTTGCCGCGGTCGGACGATTCGCACGACATGACAATCATGTCATTCGGAAGCTCCGGAAGCTTTACCGCGTACACATCGCGGCGGTCGTTCATGTAGAAGCCAAAAACGGTGACATTAGCCGCGTTCGTGTCATTGTATGCCTTAAGAAGCATTTCACGCAAGGGATTCATTCTAGCACTTCCTTCCATTTAATCGGTTTTGCGCCATGGGGCTTTACAGCCCCATGAAACGCATGTAACGCAGATATTCGGCGTTCCAGTAGTCGGCGCCGCGCCCGTCCATCATGGCGTCATAGTCTGCCATGGCGTAGGCATCCAGCGTGTCCATGGGAATGTTGAAATATCCGGCGGACGCAAGCCCCAAGATAAGCATCGCGACCGTGTGGCGTTCCTTCGCATTGAGTTTCATACTGTCAACTCCCTTCAAAGTCGTTATTTTCTTGACCCATGAACAGAATACCACACTTTGCCCCAAATTGCAAGCTCTTAAAGCAACGTTTAACAAGATCTTAACAAAGGGGGCAGATCGACAAATGTAAAGAACCAGTAAAGAAACTGTTAACTCAGTTAACCGGGGTGTAATAAAACGTTAATACCCCCGTAATTTTTTCTTAACCTGATCTTAACAAAAAACAAATCTGAAATCAATACACCCCTAACTTAAAATTAACATACCCGTAACATAAAATTTACCTGGCTATAACATAGAATTTACCTGGCTATAACATAAAATTAAACTCAAATTAATAAAGTTTGTGTTAAGAGTCTGTTAAGATTGTGTAAATCCGGCCAATGGGGGCTTATATTAAGGATTTGTTAAGGACTTGTTATGGTTATGTTAAGGCGCTCCCCAAATCCCACCAACTTTTTTAAAAATGAACTTTTTTAAAAATAAAAAATAACACCCAAACACTTGACAATCCGCCCCAAATATGATATAATACACAATGAAGGAAGTTGTATCTCCACAACGGAGATGCTAAAAATGAAGAAAAAATACTCACTCGACTATTCTATCGAGCGTGACATTGACCGTCTCCACGCAGTAGAAACTATCCTCGACACGCTCGAAACCAACCCTACCAACTCTGAACTAGAACAAATGGCCTCCTACATCCTCTACGGCAAAGACGAATCGGGCAAAAACGCCATACAACGTGGCGAAACAACCGACTCCGACAAACGCTACAAATCGTTTCAGAAAGCCGCAGACAAAGTCCATTCCCTAGACGAAATACTTGACAACCCCCTCAGCGACCAACAATCGCTCCAAACCCTAGAAACTCGTTACATTTATACAAAGAAAAAGCCAACCATCCGCCGGCCCAAATATAACAAAGAAACCGGTGAAGTAATCGACCCCGGTGATAGCGACGTCCCCGGCATGACCCAACTATGGGAAACCATTGACCGCCTTGACCGCATCAAAGCCATAAACGAAGGCACACTCCCGCCAGATGACGACACCCAAATATTCACCGACTCCTACCGCTTCTATCAATTTAAACACGCCCTCATCGACATAAAACGCCATCAATACTACCTAAAAGACGCTTACAAGCCCACACTCCACTTTCTCTCTATCACCCCACCAAAAGCCCAAACTTACAACTGGGACAGCGACTCCTACTACTGGATGGCGCGCGAAGATTGGCAAACCCGAGTAGACAATGCCCTCCTCCACACCATCTCGCGCAACATAGACGACTATGAGACACGAATAAACCCTACCACCGGAAAGGAGGAAGTAAAATGGGTAGTGCGCCGGCATACCTTCGATTGGGAAAACCCCGCGCACATCAAGGCCCTAATCAACCATTATAGCGCCATCTATATGGAGTTGGGCGAAAAACTCGATAGTTGGGGTCGCACCCTCATTTATGATTTTGACCGCTATTTTGACATGGCTGGGTTTTCGCCTGTGCGCGAATACATTCTGACGCGCAAAATAGACAAAACCCCCTATCCCCTAATTGTAGAAGAACTACAAGCCAAGTTCGGCCTCAAATATAATGAAAACCATCTCTGTACCATTCTTGCAAAAGAAATCCCCGAAAAAATGGCGGCTGCCGCAACCAAACATCGTATGCTTCTCACCACCCCACAAGAGGACCGCAAATGCTGCTTCACCTGCAAACAATGGCTTCCTCGCAACAATTACTTCTTCGCCACTAACAACAGCCGCAAAGACAAGTTCTCCTCCAATTGCAAAGAATGCGAGAGGAAAAAACGCATAACAAAAGGAGGTCAGTCTGCCTATGACAAGCGCAATAAAGACTCGGCATTGCCTAAAATGTAAGCAAGAAAAACCCGAATACGAGTTCGCGCACACCGAATCTCCTTTCTTCCCTGGCCACCACTCCCTCATTTGCACTTCCTGCCTAGAAAAAATGGTGCGGCAAGACAATCTAAATGAGGTTGATAAACTATGCCAATACCTAGACCTACCATTTGACCTAGATAAATGGACTACCCTCTACAAAATACACGGCGACCGCACCCTTTCAGCCTACTTTAACACCCTTCTTGATGAACACTATCGTTCCATATCTTGGTCTGATGAAAATGAAAGATGGCGTATTGCGCGCGAAGAACAAACCATTGATGACGAAATCAAAGTTCTCAACGAAGGCAAATTGCGCAAACTAAAAAAATCGTGGTCTCCCGCCTATTCCTCCGAAGAACTTCTTTTCCTCGAAGATTTCTACAACCAAATAAAAGCAACCCAAAACGTTTCTACTCCTATCTTAGAGCACTACGCCCGCGACCTTTGCGAAATTGAATTGCGCATTAAAAAAGGTTTGCGCGAAGGCCTAGATATTAAGAAGGATATGGACGCCCGCGACAATATTATTAAAATCGCAAAGTTTGAAGCCTCCAATGCTAAAAATGCCGCAGACTTTGAATCGGTAGGTGAATTAATGGTTTACTACGGCAAAAAGGGGTGGCATCCAAAATGGCACACCGAACCCAAAGATAGCGTAGACTTCATGATGGAAAACGTCCAAAATTACCTCAAACGTTTAGTTACCAATGAAGGTAATTTCGCAGAACAAGTAGAAGAAAAGCGTGAACGCTACAATCTCACCGAACGTTTAGAAAACATAGAAAACGAGGCGGTAGATTTTGATGAAACCGCTGACGTGGAGTTTGAGGGTGATGATGAACTCACCCGTGAATTAAGTGGCTGATGTAGTCTATCGTGATGGTATACCAATAGAAAAAGGAGTAGTCCTTACTAAACAATTTTTAGATGATAATCAAGCACTTTTTACGAGTTATTTGAACCTGTGGATTTTATATCCTGATTTGTTTTTGGATTTGATACAAGATTCAGAAGATGCGAAACATTGGCATTTACAACCTTTTCAAAGAATTGCTTTGCGCGCGTCCATGCGCTATCGCTATCATTTCTTAACTGCTACACGCGGCACTTCCAAATCATTTACTGCCTATCTTGCGGCATTGGTCAAAGCCATTCTACTTCCTAATTCTAACATCTTTATTGCTTCGGATGTAAAAGGCACCGTTATTAAAACAGCAGAAACAAAGTTTGAAGAGTTCTTCCGCCATTGGCCTCTTTTGCGCAAAGAGTTAGCCACGCGTGAAGAAGATGGTAAAACAGGGCAAAAGAAGAGCGGTAACTACTATGAACTACACTTTAAAAATAATAGTAGTATAACAGTTGTTTCAAAAGACACTAGCCGCGGATTGCGCGCGACTTGCGGCATTCTTGAAGAGGCTGCAACCATATCGGAGGATGATTACAACGAAGTGCTTTTGCCGCAACTTAACGTTCCTAGGCGTGAAGTAGACGGCACACTTAATCCCGAAGAACCCGTTTCAACCCAAACCTTCATCACAACGGCTCGCGAAAAAACCGTATTCATGTATGGTAAATTAATTGAGTGCGCCGTTAACGCTGTTTTAAACCCCGATAGTTATTTTGTCTGGGGCCTTAGTTATGAAATCCCTCTACACTATGGAATTGTAAATAAACAAATGTTAATGGATCAGCGCGATTCTACAACAATGAATGAGGAATCATTTTCGCGCGAATCCCTATCTATTTGGACTGGTAATAACAAAGAAGCGTGGTTTGATTCTAAGCGTTTGGCAAAGCGCCGCACACTATTAAAATGTGAGCGTCAAGCCCCCGATTATCAAGCCAATCCAAATACTTTCTATATCATAGGGGTTGACGTAGCGCGTTATTCTGCGAACACCGCTATTATGGTAATCAAAGTATTACCCAACGACAAAGGTTATAAAAAGAATGTTGTATATACTGAAGTTATTCATGGCGCGAACTACATTACGGAACAAGCCCCGCGCCTGAAAAAACTCATTCAATTATATAATCCACGAGAGATTGTTATTGACGGTAATGGCCCTGGTATTGGCTTATTGGATGCTATGGTTTTACCTTCTTTTGATGCCAAAACTGGTGAAAAGTTCCCATCTTATTTTACCTTTAATGATGAAAATCATTTACCATCTAATAAGAAAAAAGAAGTAGATGAACCTATACCTGAACTAAATGCTATCATTTATGATATTAAAGCAGGTTCATCTAATGATGATATTATTCACTCAAACTTTTTCGCGCAAGTAAATAATGGTTCTGTTTCTTTTCTTGCTAATGAGCGCATTATCCGCGACAAACTTATGGCTACGAAAAAAGGGAAGAAAATGTCATTATATGACCGTAGGGTGTTCCTCCTCCCTTATGAGATGACTTCGCGTCTTATGGACGAAATTAATAATTTGAAGTTGAAGCCTACGGGTGTTCAAAATCAATTTAAAGTTGAACGTATTACTACTTCTATTCAAAAAGACCGTTTCTCCGCGCTGGAATATGGTCTTTATAGAGTAAAATACTATGAAGATAAAGCTCTAAAAGCGAAGAAAAAAAGAAATATGAAACAATATGCTTTTTTCAGTCCTAGAAACAGGGGGTGAATAATGTGGGCGCGAACGATAGAGCAAAATATGACTTTACAAATTTTAAAGTAAGAATAAAAGATCGTCCTTCTAAACGATTGCCCCTTTCAAACCGGATTTATTCACGCTGGGGATACCGTGCGGATAACTCGGTACGTAACCGTGAATTTGAATTAGATGAAATAGAGCAAATTATTCGTGAGGGTGATTTAGAAACATTGCGCGAATTATCACGATATTATTACCGCACTAATGGCGAATATAGAAATAATATTGATTTTCTTGCGCACTTGTTTCTTTATGATACTATGGTTATTCCTGTCTTTGAAGAAGGAAAAGGCTCTAAAACACAAATTTTAAAAGCCTTTTATAGCGCGTGTAAGTTTGTAGATCGTCTTGATTTACCTAACACCCTATTACGCATTACTACCGAATGGTTAAAGACGGGCGTATATAATGGTATTTTAAGAAAAGATGGTGATAAGGTAGTTATTCATGATTTACCGTTAGAGTATTGCCGCACACGATATAAGGATTTCAATAATTTAAATATTCTTGAATTTAATTTACATTATTTTGATAGATTTCTTACAGATGAGTTAAAGTTAGAGGCACTTTTAACTTTTCCAGAAATTGTTCAAGAAGCCTATAGAAAATGGATTTCTGTAAATTATCAAATGGATCCGTGGGTAGAACTGCCTGCGGGTGCGGGCGGGGTATGTTTCTGTTTTGCGGGAGACCCCACTCCGCTACTAATTTCCAGTATTCCTGACCTCAAACAATTAAAAGATGCGGTTAAACGAGAAGAAAAACGCGATGATAATGAATTATATAAACTACTAATTCAACAGATGCCTATAACATCTGATGGTGAATTAGTTTTCCAACTTGATGAAGTTGCGGATATTCACTCATCTGTTGCTAGTATGCTGTCAGATATAGACACCGTAGATGTTTTGACCACCTTTGGTGAAACTGATTTGGAAAGTCTACAAGAAACTAGCGCGGCTACTCAATCTAGTGACCGCATTGAAAAATATAAGAAGAATGCTTATGATGCCTTAGGCCGCAGTTCTATTATCTTTAATGCTGAAAATAGTTCTACTTTAGCCTATGCTATTAAGAAGGATGAAGCATTAATGATGGGGTTTATGAATGCTTATGAAGCCTGGATTAAATTCCATCTAAATGATGAATTTGCGCGCACTGGGTTAGCATTTGATTTTGAAATCTTACCTACCACAGTCTTTAACCGCAAAGATTTACAGCAATCTTATTTTAGCGGTGCGCAATATGGTTACTCAAAGATGTTTGCGGGCGTAGCTATGGGCATTAAACAAATGGATCAATTAAGTTTAATGAATTTTGAAAATGAATTCCTTGATATGTCTAGTAAGATGATTCCATTACAATCTTCTTATACTACTTCTGGAACCGCTGTTGCTGCGGAAGGAAAAAATGGCACTTCAACACAAAAAACAACAGTTTCAACAGAAGCCAAAGACATAAATAATAAGGGGGGTCGTCCAGAACTTCCCGATGAAGAAAAATCCGAAAAAACTCAGGCCAATATTGCGGCCGCAGGTTAAGGAGAATGACTATGGATAGACAAATTCCTATTTATTTTGATAGTGTCATAGTCTCTTCACCTTTAGAAAGAATTTCTGAAAGTAATCAAAACTTGGGTCGCTTAAAAGTGCGTGTTTTCACTAAGTATGGAAACCGCAATGGCTCGTATATTACTGAAAGTGTGGCACAACAGCTAATTGATAGTGCTACTAAAGGAGACACACCAGTTATTGGCTTTTTTGATCCTCAATCACAATCCTGGTCTTCTCATACCGGTCCTACACTTGCTAGTGCTTATGGGTATGTAGAAAACTTTGAGGGCTGGGAGCCATTTGCCGATACTGATGGCGTCACAAGAGATTATGCTGTTTTTTCTGTAGTTTTATTTACCAAATATTTTGAAGAAGCACAAAAGATATTGGGCCAAAATCAAAGTATGGAATTAGATATTAACTCTATTACTGGCGATTGGGCAGATATTGAAGGCACTGAATATTTCGTTTATAAAACCGCGCAAATGCTAGGTTTCTGTATTATTGGAGACCACGAACCTTGTTTTTCTGTGTCTGCTTTCTTCTCAAAGAATGATGACACTTATAATACACAATATGACAAGTTCTCTTCACTTTTGTCCGACCTCAAGACTCAAGTTGAAGAGGCGCAAAATATTCAAAAGGGAGGAGAACAACCAATGAATGAATTTGAAAATCAGGAAGTTGTTGAAGAGACTGTTGTTGAAGAAACTCCCGTAGTAGAAGAAGTTGAGACTACAGCTGAAGAGCCTACTGCTGAATTTGAAAATACAGTAGAAGAAACTGCGACTGAAGTCGAAACCGAAGCTGAAGTCGAAGAAACTGTAGAAGAAGAAGAGCCTGCTGGTCCTTCTGAATATGATCTACTACAAGAGCAATTTAATGCCCTACAAACTTCCTACAACGAGTTAGAGCAACGCTATAATGACCTACAGGCTCAATTTGATAGCGCCAATGCTCAAATTGATACTCTAAACACCAAAAACAATGAATTACAAACTTCTCTTGAAGCCTATCAAGCACAGCAAGTAGAAGCTGAAAATAATCGTAAAAATGAACTAGTAGAAAAATATGAAAATCTTCTCACCGAAGAAGAAATTAACCCAGTTAAAGAAATGGTTAAAGACTTTTCATATGATGAATTGGAATCTAAGTTAGCGATTACTTTTGCTAACAAGAAGATCGCGGGCGCGGAGGCTAAGAAAGTACCGCTACCAGAACCCGAAGAATCACAATTCGCTTTACTTATGAAAAAGTATCGTAAAAATTAAGGAGGGAAATAATTATGACTAGATTTCCACTACAAGAGTATGCTAGTCTTGAGCTAAATCAAGTTGCTTTTCCCAAGACTGGTATGGTAGTTTCTCAGACTCCCCTAGGCACAGCCTTCACCAAGGATGCTCCTTGCGAGAATGGTATGTGGGTAGTTGCTGATAAGGCTGCTGGCGCCATTAATCCTCCAGCTGCTGCTACTGATAAGCCAATTGGTATTGTTTATACCACTGAAAAGGAATATGATATTTTCCATTATGGTCTAAAGACCTTCGGTCGCAAGGTCGCTGGTGATTATCCTCGCGTTGGCATTTTTGGCCTAGGCGATACCGTCACCACTAATTGCCTACAGTATAATGAGTCTACTTATTCTACTTTTGCTGATTTAGAAGAGGCTCTAAAGGCTGCTGAAGCCGGCACAACCCCAATGTATGTTGTTGCCACTGCTGGCAGTGGTGTTCCTACCCTAACAACTTCTAAGCCTGCCTCTGGCACTTATGGCAAGGTTGTAAAATACTACACTGTACCTAACGGCGAAAAGGGCGTTAAGTATCAGATTGTAAGTCTATAATAGGAGGTGCGAACTATGAATAATCTACAGGTTTTAATGAATGGTGTTTTCGGCCGCAAGGTTCCTGCTGAGTTCGCTGCCGAGAATTATGACTATGAAGCCGCTCTACATGATGAGCTAGTTAAGTTATTATGTGACGATAAGGGCCACATTAATCGCTATAAATTTGAGCGTAATAAGATTGATTTATTTGAATTACTATCTCAGAACCTAGAAGAGGTTCTACCACAGTCTATCGAGAATGCTCTTGATATGTTCTGTGAAGTTGTGCGTGTACCTCAGGGCTCCCGCCTAGAGTTCCGTGTTACCCGTGGTAAGCAGCGTGGCCGTCAGTTCGTTACTCGTGCTACCGAGTCTGGTAATTATGAAACCTTCCGTCTAGACCGTGATCGCTTTGATGTTTATCCACAGGCTATTGGCGGTGCTGGATATGTTGATTTCGAGCGCTATCTTGATGGCGTTGAGAGCTTAACTGATATTTATGAAGTTATCCAGCTTGGTATTACTGATCGTATCTTTGAAATGGTTCAGGAGTGCTTACTTGCTTCTTGGAATCAGGCTGGTCGTCCTTCCAAGAATAAGGTTATTGCTTCTACTTTCGATCCTGCCGCTATGGTTAAGCTTTGCAACGTAGTTGCTGCGTATGGCTCTCCTGTTATTTATTGTTCTCCCGAGTTTGCGGCTGAGATGACCAATGCTATTGTTTATACTCAAGGCGATAAGTATGGTGTTAAGATTTCCGATCAGGACATGCTCGAAGTTCGTGAGCGCGGCTATATTGGTCGTTTCCGTGGCTTCCCAGTGGTTGTTATGCCACAGTCCTTTACTGATGAGACTAATGAGAAGCTAGTTATGAATCCTTCTTTCGCTTATGTTATTCCTGCGGGCAAGGAAAAGCTAATCAAGCTAGGGTTTGAGGGCTCTCCTTATTTCCGTGAGTGGGATGACCATGAGGGCGATAATTCTATTGACCTACAGGCTTATGTTAAGGTTGGTGTTGGTATGTATTCTACTCCAAATTATTGGGGCATTTACTACAATGCTGGCATTGAGGCTGATGGTTGGAAGGATTATAATGATAGTTTAGATGCTGATATTGCTTCTGCTTATGCCGATGTGCATCCATAATTGATAATTAATTATAAGAATGGGGTGGGTGAGAGTCTCGCCCGCCCCATTTTTCTTTTAGAGTTAAAGGAGGAATTATTATGTCAAAAATTACTTTAAAGAATATTAGTTCTGCTACTGTTGTAGTAGGTTCCCCAAATAGTAATATGAGGTCTCGTAGTCTTGCCCCCAATCGTGTTATTTCTCTTACTCCGGAAGAGTATGAAGATTTAATGTATGAGCCGGGCATTCAGAATATGATTCGCGGCGGTTATATTAAGATTAGCGGTGTTGAAGAAGCGCGTGCCGTTATTGAAACACCCAGTAATGTGCTAGAAAAGGATAGCATTATTAAGATGATTGATAATCGCGATATTACTGCTTTTGCGAAATATATTCAAGTTGCGCCTTCTGCGGCAAAAGATACAATTGTTCAATATGTAGTAGAAAATAATATTACTGATAATGCTTTTACCGCTCTAATTAAGAAATACTGCGATATTGATGTTATTCAGGCGATTAGCGTGAAGCATCAAGCAGAGGAGAAGTAATATATGGCAACGCCCTTTCTCAAGGTGTATGATGCCTTTCTAGCACGAATTACCGCGGATGAATGGACTCTTGAGGAAGAACTCGCCATCGTAGAGCGGGATTGGCAAGAACTTCTAAACATGGCTATTTTTAGGTTTAAATATCCGCGCGTTAGTTTAGATGTAGAAGAAGTAGACCCAATTGATGACCCCGGTGTAGAAACACCGCAATTAAAGACTTATCAATTTATTGATGATTTAACTAATGATGAGATACAGTTATTAGCGTTGTATATGAAGCATGAGTGGGTTAAGCGTTGTATTGCTAGTTGGGAGAATATTCGACAGCTCTACGCAGATAAAGATTTTTCACAAGCAAACCATTTGGATAAATTAAATAAGCTGGAGGTTGCGATAGCAACTGAAGTAAAGCGGGCGGAAGGTATTTACGATCGTTCGCGCGAAAAACGTCCAGCATTTTTATTTAAAAAGTTGGCAGGTAAGAAAAATGCCTTGTGATATTACTTTTGACGGCTATAAAAATAAGTTAAAGGGCCGTCTTTATGGTGTGCTTTGTGAAAAAGAAAAGAATGGGGAATGGGAAAAGTTCTTGGATTCAATTATTATTGAACTTGAAGGGCTAGGACCAACTTGTATAAATTATTGGCCTTTGCTTGGAAAGTTAAATTCCTTACATCGCCTATCATATGATTATTTTCGTCGTACTATCTTTGAGTGTATGAATTTGGTAGGCACATTAAATATAAGGGATACAGAATGAATTATAGAGATGTATATTTTTCTCGTGTTAATCATTTAGGTGAAACAACCGCCGAACGTATCAGAAATGGTGGTATTCGGTCGTTTGAAAAATGGTTAGCAGAATCTCCTCATACAATAAGAAATTTATCTGTTGAGCGTAATATTTATTTTGATGGAATTATTCTTACTAATAAGGATAAAGAACATGAAAAGATTATGTTTTTAGAGGTGGCTAATAATATTCCTCTTTTAATTGGAGATATTATGAATTGGACTCTTGATGACGGAACTATTGAAAAATGGATTTTAGTTCAAGAGGAAAAAAAGGTGAATGGCACCTTTAAAACATTCTGGATTATTCGGTGTAATTACTTAATTAAATGGATTGATGCACAAGGACATTTGCAGCAATCTTGGTCTTATTTTGTTAGTTCATTAGATAGTAAAGTTAAGGCGAATTTCCGCACATGGAACAACCTAATTACGCCTCAACCTAATAAATATGCGGAAATCTTAATGCCTCGTTATCCTATTGATCGCGCAACTAACTTCATTGTAGAAGAAGAATCTTGGACGGTCGTAGAATATGACCATACTAGTGTGCCCGGAGTTATTTATCTTTCTTTGACTGAAGGCAAAATTAATTCTATTTATGATGATGTTATAAATAATATTGCGGATTTGGATAAAAAGGCAAGATATGGTTTTATAGTACCAGAAGCAAGTCCTCAAATTTTTAATTTGGGTGATAATGTTGAACCCGTTTTCACTCTTATGAAAAATGGAACACCTTATTTAACAGGTGAAAATGAACGCGCTTTAAAGGCAAGTCAAATTGATTATGTAATTGAAGATAAAACTATTATCAAAAAGATTGATGATGAATTAATAGGTATTAGGCGTGGTACTACTAATGTAACTGCTATATTAAAAAATGACCCGACTATACAACAGACTTTGACTATTCAAATAGGTGAATCAGAAGAACAAACGGCATTTTCTTTATATATTGAAGGTAAGGATAAGGTTCGTTTAGACCATGAAGAAAAATATGTTTATAATGGCACAGGCAATATTAATGATATTACTTGCGTTTATAGATTATATGAAATTAATATAATAAATGAACATATAGTAAGCGATTTACCTGTTTTTGAACATCCAAAATTGGCTGGTACCTATATTACGATTAAGGAAAATAGTTTTTGGGTGCCAACAGAATCTAGTGAGGATGAAGAATTGTTAAATAATTATGCGGCTAAATATCAATTAAGCAGTTTAGGCGAAGCATATTTTAATAAAGAAAAAAATAGTTGGGTTGTTCATGCTAATAATAAAAATAAATTGGGTTATGCTATTTTAGGGTGTACTTATAAAATAAATGAAGAATATAAAACTAGCTTCAAATTAATTGAAGTTATCCCATTATGGTAGGTGATTTAAATGGATTTAAATAATACACAAAGACGCTTTGCCGTAATGGGAGATAATACTTTCAAAATAGCAAATAGACTGATGCAAAATGAGCGATTATGCCGTTTATTAAAATATCAAACCAAGGACCCTTTTCTATTAAAGGATCCTGTTACAAATAAAGATCAGCCCGATGTATCTGGGGTTGAATTAATTCATAAGCAAATACTGATTGTTCCTAAAGTATTTGATGATAGCACTGAAAAAATGTCTTATGTTATTTCAGTTTTTGATGACTTTACTGTTAATCAATTAAATCCTGAATTTAAAGTTTCTACCGTGCGCTTTGATATTGCCTGCCCTTATGATGAGTGGATTTTAAATGACCAATCATTACGTCCATATTTAATTATGCAAGAAATAGACCAAATGTTTAACGGTAAACCACTTGCGGGAATTGGTAATTTACAATTTTATCGCGCAGATAATTTAACCCTTTCGCCTTATATTGGTGGATATTCAATGAGGTATAAAATCAATGAATTTAACTGATGATGAAATTTTAAAATTTCAACGAGGGACACCGGTATTTTTAGAAGATATTTGCGCGATTTATCCTGCAAAATTAGGAGAAATAATTGATGAAGGATATTCTAATTTTCAAAAATATCTAAGTGTATTAATAGCAGAAAAGCCTGTTATTCAAAAAACAGATGATAATGAATTAGCAAGTTTA